TAAACGGTACGCCAACCGCGCCGTTTATGAAATGACATTTGCTTATCTCTGCTTTGTACCTCTGGCCCGTAACTGACGTTATTGCCAATAATAACGGTCAAACCACTATTGGTAATGCCAACTGTCCATTTACGCCCCAACGTTTCGGACGTTCGGCGCCCGCCTATTGATCCGTCGCGCCTCGTGTACTTGGTGCCGTAACCGCGCTCATACCAATACTTTTGCCCTGGTTGGTTCGCCTCGGATTTGTCCGGGTATTGCGCAATTTGTCCCTTAACATGATACCCGATGACTCGCATGGCGCGTTTAAGGTCGCGCAGCTGCGCGGCGTTGTTGATCTGCTCAATGATTTCCTTACCACCTTTAAGTTTTATGCTCATAATTCGGTAAAATACAAAACAAATATTAACCCAATAACTATAATGACAATTGTCATGCTACCCAATAGCCCGAACAAATGCCCAATCGTTAACATAACTATATCTCCTCAACATAACAACGCATACTAATACCCCGGTATTGTTCTTGTAATCGCTCCGCCTCCTGCATGGCCTCCGCCTCGCTCGTAAACATCGGGAGTCCGTCTTGGTACCCGCTGGTTTGCGCTGATGTCCAAACAATTCGGTGGGTGCCCACGTTGTTGTCTAATACTTCCTGGTATCGCTCTGCCATGCTCATTGATCGGATTCCTTTTTGTCGATTACGTTAAACGTTTTATTTAATAAGATTTTCAGCGTCTTGGTATATCCTTTTTAAAGATAATTTTAATCCATCCTCCGTATAAGGGGATTTTTTTATCATCCTACTAATAAAATCTTTTATAGATACCATTTGGGTGTCTGATATACCGCCGAATTTATCGCCCGTTAAATAAACTGCGAAACTGTCCGATATTGACTCTCCGATTCTACTATGCCCCCCTGCGAACAAGTGCCGTCCGAGTCTTTCGTTATACTGATAGGATAATATATCCTCCGCCTCGTCCCATAGCGCCATGTCTTTTAAAATCATATCTTCAATTGAATGATGGCCCATTTCATGCGCCATTACAAACTCTCTCGTTTCCGGTCTTTTTAACTCTCCGTATTTAATACTATTAACGGCAATGTCGCCATTTGGTAACGCCCTGGCGGTAGCGGTCATCTTATCGTCAACAACAACATTACCAACCCATTGCCCCGCGTCTGACGTCGGCGCCGGTTTTGGTTCCGGTAACAGCGGCTGCACGGGTGCCGCGGGTTGTACTATTTCAGGTTCGGGCAACGGTTCCCGCAACGTGTGATTAACCCAACATCGGCAACGGGGGTGGGCTGGCGGATAGACTCCGTCGGTAATCGGTAGTCGGTGCCGTGGTCTGCATATAACACAAACGAGGTCATCACGATTCGTTTCCCAAATCTCTATTAAGTCGGCGCCCATCCTGCCCAACTCTGCAACGGCGTTGCGCTCCCCTTCGCTGGCTGCCCTGGTAATCTCTGTTACCGCTATCATTTCGGCCCGGGTTGGGCCAAACACCCGCCCTAACTTATCGCGGATCTCGCTTGTAAACAAATGCGCTAATGCCGGGTCTGCCTCGTATGCCGCTATTAACTCGCCCGTCGTCCATCCTTCGCCAAAATAATTCGACGTGGCCCGCTGTACCGCTCCAAGTATGCGTTTTTTGCTAGTGCCCTCAATCCCGGTTATTAGTTCCCCGGCATACCGACTCGCCCAACTCTCCGCCGCCTCGTTTGCTAAATCCCAATCAACTCCGATGTTGGTCATACCGGCCAAAGTGTCGCCCGCGTCAAAATGCACGGACTCTAGCTGTGTCCGTAATATTGCCTCCATTTCTTTTTGGGTGCTGGCAAGTGCCGGCTCCATAAATAGCGCCATGTTATTAAACATATCGGCATTGATTAACTTCGATATTTCACGTTCTTGTATACCCAATATCTTAGCCAACGCCCGCGCTAATTTGCGCTCCAAGTCGGTACGATTCGGAATGTCCGCCATTACGGGTATTGCCTCCAAGTAAACGCATCGTAAAAGACTCGCGCTATATCGTCCTCATTGGTAACATTTTTTAGGCTGCCAACGATCGCGGCGCTCAATACTGGGTTAATGTAATCCGACTCAAACTCCCGATGGTTTAGCGGCTTGCCCTTTTGGTGTAACATGATCGTGCGCCGGTGCCAATTGTCTAGGTCTGCGCGTGTCTTATCATCGGCAACCGGTGCCGGTCGTACGCGTTGCTCTTGGACACGTTCCCGCGCGAGCGCTTGCATTTCTGCAGCCGCGGCGTTTAGGTCTGCGTACTCCATGCCGTCGGGTAACTTGATGCCTAGTATCTCCGCCGCCATGCCGGGGGGCATACCCGCGTTTGTATAATTCATAAATGCCGTGCTGCGTTCCTTTTCGTCCTCTTGGAAGATGCTTAACGCTTGTTCGTCAAACCGCAATTTGTAACCCGCCGGTTTAAATACTTGTTCGTTTAGCGCGTAGGCAATAAATACCGCCTCTGGTATAACGGTCGTTTCGTAAAAGTTTTTGTTGTCCTGCTCTGCAACGGCATAATTTGCGGCGCTGCTAAATAACATGCTGTGCGGGATTCCTATAGCGGTCGCAATGTCCTCTCGCTTTTCCTGCGTCAACGAGGTGTTGGACAACGACTCTATGCCTTCGCCTATGACAACGGGGGTTACTGCGTCCGCGTCAATAACGGCATTTTTCCACGCTGCCCCGATCCCTGACATTACCCGGCTAAACCAATTTTGTAATTTTTCAATCTCCTCATCCTCGGGGTACCCTGAAACGGTCAACAACGTTGTTTTGATTGCGCCGCGCTCAAAGTATGCCGCCGCAAATGCGTCAACGTTCATTAACACGCCCGCGGCTGATAACCCGGCTCTTACCGGGGACGAATCGGGCGGACCTAACTCTATATATGGGTCGAGCGCCCAAAAGTTTACAATACTTTCAACCGGCATTTGCATAATCCCCCCGCCCAATGTGCGCTCATACCCTACCAATCCAAACTCCTTATCAATAATGGGTTTAATGGTGGTGGGGTTAAAATGGCGTAACGATTGGGTTTTGCTCCCTATCATGTTAGTTACCCGGAACAAATACGCCCGGCCCAATAAGGTTAACGCCGCCTCAACGAGTCCAAATACGCGCGCTGGATTCGGTAGGAATTTGACAACGTTTTTATAATCCCTGCTACTATCTACAACCTTATCCCCTCTCAAAATACTAAACGGCATACTTGCAACGGCGCCCGATCTTAGCACTACGCCCCGGTTAACCCAACTAACTTGTTTATACGCCTCTCTTGCCGTAATGCTGTTGCCGCTCGTGCTTGCGGCCATTTCCGGAAACAATTGATTCCATTGCTCCGCCGTCATGCCGTCAAGGTCGAATGATTTTGATAACCCGCTACCATTTATTATTTTTGCCGTTGTGTTTACTCTTTTATTAGCCATGATTTTTTCATGTCCTTTTCATATGCGTACCTGGTCGGGTCAATAATATGATTGTCCCGATCAACCGGAGTCGCGGGTACGATTGGATCTCCCCCCCTGTCCTCTTGCCATTTCGCTATTTGGAACTCATTAATAGCACGGGGACATTTGGGGTCAATTATAATCGTTTGTTGTTGTAACCATTGTATACCATGTAATACGGAATCCTTCCCCTTGCGCGCGCCTACGGCATTAATCCCATCGTCCCTTAACTCTTGAATGCTCTTAGGTTCGGCGCTGTCAAATATAACGCGCTCTTTTCCAATGATCGGGCGCAACTTGTCGGCCAATTTGTCATTGGTGAGTCCGTACTCGTATAACTCCGCAAATAGATATATTGTCTTGCGCTTGCGGTCGTAATGGCTGCGGCTGAGTGTAGCCGGGTCGTTGCCATAACCAAAATCCCCGCCGTTGCGTAAGTTCGTCCATTGGTCGGTCATGTCGCTGAGGTCTTTAACCTTCCAATTTTTAAATATCACATTACCCAATACGCCCCACAAACCCAACGTATACACGTCGTGGTAATACTTATCGGTTTCGTTTTCTAGGTCGGCTATATCGTCCGGGGTCAAATATGCGTTGTCCTTGTACGTTGTCTTGAGTATTAATAAATCATCAGTTACCGTTTCAGTCTGTCCGTCCGTCCAACCGTCAAAGTATTCCTTAAATATCCAATGCCCTTTTAGGATTGGGTTAAAGGTCATGGTGACACGCTTAACCGTGTCCTTGTCCCCGCCCCTCATACGCTTGCGTAATTGCTTTAAGGACGCCTTCAATATTTCGGTAGCCTCTTCGATCCATATATCGGTAATAACGCCCTTCAATGGAATGGTTGACTTTAGCTTTTCGGCGTCGTCTAGCCCGGTGAATAGTATCTGGTAACCGTTGCTGCACTCAATAATACCTAGCGATTTTGTCAACGTAAAATAGCGCCCTACTTTCCAATCTGTTATTACGCGCTCGATTTCAACCCAAACCGATTTGCGCAACGTAACCCCAACCTGACGGCATACCAAATAATTACGCCCGCCTCGCAATATGTCTACAACGCAACGTTGCGCCGCAAATACTGATTTGCCGCTTGATGATCCGCCGTAAAATATCTGCGTCCTGGCCATGCTTTTAATGTATGGAACGTATGCGGTATTGAATACGCCCTGGGGTATCTTGACGTGGCTCATTCGTGCCCCTCGTGGGGTATGATCTCGACGGTAATAGTTGTATCAATATCCGCGGTAACTACCTTTTGTGTCGGTTCGTCAAGTCCCAATAATTCGGCCTCTCGTTTCATAACCTGTAACGCTGCCTTGTAATCGGTAATTTTCATGTTGCGCTTGTATAGCATATCCAATCTTACTTTTGCTCTGCCTATGGTCGCCGCCCGGTCGGTCTTGGCCGCGGCAATAATCTCTATCGTGGCCTTTTGCATGTATTTTTCAATGGTGCGAGTCGAAACGTCCCATTTTGTTTTTTCCGAGGTATAGCGAATTATCTCGCCGCGGGTCAATCCCAACGCCAATAACTCGACAACCTTTGCAACGCGTATTTCGTTTTCAGCTTTCGTGGTTCTGCCCATTATGCTTTTTGCAGCATATCATTAAACCATCCACTATGAAACTCGTATAATCCCCGGTCGTTGACGATTATAAAATTTTCAAGTCGCGGGTTGCTGGTAAAATTCGCGCTGCCCTCCATAACAATATAATCCTTATCCTTTTGCAATAATGCGATTTTAGTATGATTGCGAAATGAGTATAAACGGCCTCCCCTGCGCTCGATTCCTGCTAACAATGTTGCATATACCGCCGATTCCCTGCGTTTAAAGTATAAACCCGTTATCATGTCTAACGTAATGATGGCATTTGAGTCGTACATTTCAAGCAAACTGCGCACGTTTTCCCGATTCATTGTCCATGTGCTGCCACAAAACGTAACGCCTCCGCCCATGATCTTTATAGCGTTTTCGATAACCTGAAAATAATCATATTTGGCATTGGTGATAAAATGCCAACTTTCTCCATGT